CATACCTATCCAGACCTCACACCGCCTAACCTGATCCCACCCCGCCAAGCCTGACCTGCCATACCTCGCCTAACCGTACCGGGACTCAACACAACCCGCCACGCCTCACCTCGCCTGCCTTATTTAATTTCCAAATCCAGACTACCAATAGTGGTATCAATTGCCTCGCTGATTTGAGAGATCTCACTTAGAAGATAGTATTTCTTCCTGTATGCAATCGCTTCATTGATAGCCCTTTTTAAAAGATCATCTCTTGCAATAGGGTCAGCCATAATGTCTTCCAACGACATATAGACTTTTGATTGCTTAGACTCTTCAGAAGAATTTGAATACACCACGTTGTGATAAATGGGGACACCTGGTTCAACAGGTTTATCTTCTCTGATCACATGAATAGATCGGATCATGTTACGCGCTTCATTCAGTCTGTACTTATCAGCAGCAACATCGTTGTTCCATTCAAAGCCATCATGCAGAACATTGGTGTCATCTCTCGCTCGTTCAACAACAGCAGCGGGGGTGATAACACCCCCTTGGTCCTGCTTGATATCTTCGAGTTCGTTGTATGCATCTTCTGCTCTAATGTTGTTAAAGCGACTGCCTGATCTCCAACGAACCTCCATTACGCCACCTCTTGAAAAGCACGACTTTCAGTCACAGGCACAGACGTATCGACGCGAAAACGTCCCATCTCTCCTCCCTTCTCTGGTCGCCAATCACCAATCCCAGTTGAGAATCCTGCCTTGTTGGCAAGGATGACAACATCCTGAACTGATAACCTAGAAGTGTCGATGCAAAGCTTGAAAGTAGCTCTCCAGCTCTCAAAGCACAATCTATATCTAAGGTCGGTTGAACCTGCTCCGACACGCACGGTGTCAGTACGAACATATGGTTCTTTGTCATATGATAAAGGCACGCACATGTTCGAATCTGTGCTGGGGATGAAGACAGATTTTCTGACAAGAGTTTTTTCTATGCCTTCATCTTTATGCGCTACGTTGATAAGAGCAGCTTTGAAAGCCACTAATGGAAGGCCATAAGAACCATCGTCAGTGTAATAAGCACACTCTTTAGCTGTAGCCTCTGGAGTGCGTTTTTCTTTCGGAAACTTCTTCCTCTCTCCAGGAGTCAGTCCAAGCATACGCAAAGCCTTTTCAGACCAAGCGTGCATTAACAACGGACTAATGCCCTCAATGCCTATTTCAATTTGAGTGTCCTGGTGAGGATTGATCTTGCTTTCTATTGTTTGATTTAAAATACTCATGATTTTAATTTCCTATTTTTTTTGCATCCGCTAGTTGTGAGAGCAGTCAGGCGCGGATGTTTCTCCTGACAACTCTTTGTGAACTGATTGATCGTAGACATCTGGATCAGACATCAATTCATTAATCTCATGCTGCTCACGTTCTTCTTCAGACATGTTCTCGAGCATATCAATGTACAAGTTCTTCACCTGTCCCATAATTCATTTCCTTTTTTCTTTCTTCAACAAGCTCAAAACAATAGGCTTCTGCTTCTGATCTGTCTGGCGCGTATCCTAGGTACACCCGACCTTCTTTCTTCTCGATCGCGTAAAACAACTGAGCATGTTCATTAAAGTAACTAACCATTGTTCCTCCAAATTAGTGGCGGATCATCTACTGTGGTGTGGAGAGGCACCTAGGGTCCACAGTAGATGTAAGGATGCCGCCTCACCCCGTTCACTCCCTAGGCCCTTAGTTCCAGTTAACCTGCTGACCCGTTGGCTGCGCTGCCTGTTGGGCAGGTGCAGCCGCTGGAGCAGACTGTTGTTGTGCAGGCTCTGCGTTAGGCGACAAGAACGACTTGATCTTGTTCTTAGGTGGATAACCATTGCTACCAGGCTCAATGCTGATGTTGGCTTGCAACGGCTGGTTCATAGCAGCACCCAAGGTCTGAGTGTTGAGCGGTGTCGTATCGACGTTGATGCCAACCCCTTTGACGAATGCTTTGAGCCGCCCGATTGCTACGTTAGGGTTAGATCCAGTCAGCACAAAAGTTTCAAAGATCCTTCTGTTCTCATGAGAAGGGCCGACGACTTTGAACTGAATGTCGATGCCTTCATTACCAGATCGGTACTGCTTCTCTTCAAAAGAAACACCCTCAATGGTGTAAGTTCCTTCAGGAACAGGTGCGTAATCGCCCTGTTGGTTTTCATCGACGTTGTCCCAGTCGATATTTGAATCAAGAATACCCATACTATTTTACTCCTTCCTTTGGGGTGAGTTTTTTTGTAACACGTTGTGGTTTAGGAGGAGCAAGGGCTGCTTGATAGGCATCCATGAAACTACTCCAGTCGAAATTCAATTTGTTGGGAAGCTCAATGCGACTCTTCGCATCGTACCCCGCAGCAAACTTGGTGAAGAGAGCTCGATTGCCGTAGCTGATCGCACGGTTCTTCGAGCCATCCTTCTGCAGGTTCACTTCAAAGTTCGCAAAGAAATTGAAGTCCACCCAGTCTTTGATCAATGCATTGACCTGCTTGTGGCAACGCATCTCCCAACGATCGTAAGGCTCGTTGATTGCATCATTGAAAGGCTTGACCGCCACATGCGATAGCAAGATGACGTTCATATTTTTGTTCTGATACAACCACTGAAAGCCATCGAGCATGTGAGTCCATAACTCTTTGACCTTTGTATGACCTTTGCCGAAGCCAGGTGTTTCGATACCCTCCCAGCCTTCTTTCTCGCAAGCGTGTCGCTCTGCAAGAATCGAGGCGGCATCGGTGGTATCCAGACACACAGTCTTAAAGGCATGGTCTTCATTGGCCAGACCTCTAACCTGATTGAGCAGATCCTCCCATGTCTCTGCAACGGGAAAGCGTGGTGCCTCAATAAACTTGAGTCCATCTTCCGCTTGCAGAAAGATCACATCGTCAGCTTGAGATGCAAAGGTAGATTTACCAATGCCATCTGTGCCTTGGATGTTCATCTTCATGGGAGGATAACCGCTTGGGCCTTGAGGCAATGCATTTGTTTGCACTGTATCTAGTAGGCTCATGCTACTTCCTCCTTGAGGTTGATTGATTTAATCGACGGGTCCGCCAACTCAGTCGATAGAGCAGCACCGATCCTAGATGCTTCGCTTGGATTAGCGATCATCCATTCCTTGTACTGTTTCATATTGACTGAGTAGACGGTTTGTCGAGTTAGGAAGGAGGGAAGACTTTCATCAGGTTGTTGATACCAGAGGGTGTGCAGGTGATCCTGGTCCCAGTGATACTTACGTTTGATTTCGAATGTCACACCAGATTCGGTGCTTTGCCCACCTTGATTGGAAAGCGGTAAAAGAATCTCACGCGCTTCTTTGGTGTCGAGAATTTGACCTTGAAGTTTCTTTGCTTGTTGCTGAAGCTTCGTAATCTCTTTCTTCACAGTGTCGTACTGACGCACTAGTTGTTCGTAGTCCATAGGCTACTTCTCCTTATCACACACTTCTCTTCTCTACACTGGAGCCATTGTCCAGAATGCTTTACAGAATGTCAACACTAATTACTCATAATATTTTTTGACACAGAAAGTTCTTCCACCTAAGATGTGCGAACCGGAAATATATGAGGATGAAATGGACGTTCAGATCGAGAAGGGAATTCCTATCGGCAAAAGCTTTAGGAAGGAGCCTGACAATGAGTGGCGGGATACTCTGTTAAAAATGGACATCGGTGACTCGTTTGTGATTGATGAGGGTGACGATGAGAACCGCGCTCAATACCAGGCCATAAGCTATCACGCCAAGAAGATAGGCATAACAATAAAGGGAACCAAAGAGGATGAGCGGAACCGTAGAATCCATCGGCTCACATGAGGTCAGGCTTTTCCAACCTGAGTTCTCTGGAGAATCAATCAGCTTCGAGCAAAAGGGAGAGTGGCTAAACGAGCTGCTCGAGTACGGCATACACATCATACCCTGTGGTAGCCCACATGATACGGTTCCGCAATACTTTAGGAAAAGACATCCGTTTGATGATGAGCCTCAGTTAAAAGCGAAGTGGGCGAAGACCCCACGTGTCAACTGGTCACACTATCAGCGCACGCAGCCTAGCGAGATGGAAGTCAAGGCCTGGCATCATGAATTCCCAGCAGCGAACTGGGCGGCAATCACAGGGATAAACTTTGCCGTCGTTGATGCGGATAGTGATGAGGCCATGGCATGGATCACTGAAGGCAACATCACACGATCGCCTCTGACCCAGCGTACTCCTCGAGGAGGAGCTCATTACTTTTATAGCATAGCTCAGGCAGAGGTGAGGACCGGGGCCGGTAAGAACAAGATCGATACGAGAGGTGTCGGTGGCTATGTGATGGTCGCACCTAGTCTTGGATACACCATGCACTGCGAACCATCATATGGTGTGGGTAGCATGGATGACCTGCCCCCGCTGACCGACATGGATATCAGTAAGATCACGGCGTTCAATAATGGCGGTGATGCAGAGCCAAACATTCGTGAAGTGTTGAATGAAGATGCCGCAGAAGAGGGTGGCCGCAACGATAAGCTGGCACGCCTGGTCGGCAAGTGGATCAAGGAAGGCTGGGGCATGAGGGAAATCCTCATCAAAGCGCAGGACTGGAACCAGACCTGTGATCCACCCCTGTCAATCGTTGAGACTGCAACAACAACACTGAGCATATGCCAAGGCCACATCAAGCGTCACCCTGAAGACATCGATGCGGGTGTGAACGAATGGGAAACCAGCCAATGGCAGACACAGATCAGTGAAGATCTCAAGCAAATACAGGATCAAGAGGATCCGGTCGAAGCTCCCGGCAAGCCAGAGATCGGGCCTCTTGGTCTTGTACCCTTCAGTGACCAGGAGTGGCAGGAAGAAACAACCTTCGGCCAGATCGAACAGTACTGGGGTGATGCCTTTGTGTTTCAGAACAGCAGGGTATTGCTGTTAGGCAAGCCCAAGATTGGTAAGTCAAACTTTCTTGGTGCCTTTGCGGCTGGTGCTTGTACAGGCACAGACTTTCTGGGGGTGCCGTTCAGCAAACCATTGAAGGTGATGTGGTTCCAGGCAGAGATCATCAAGGAGTTCATGAAGGACAGGATCGAAACCTACTTCAGGCGGTTCGCACACGATGAAGATATGATCCGCATGGGCTATCAGAATCTGATTGTGTCGGGGCGATTGCGTAAGAATCTGATGACAGATCAGGACATTCAATCATTCCATGAAGAGATTCAGTATCACAAGCCAGACATCGTGATGATTGATCCAATCATTAACTTCTTCGATGGTGAAGAGAACAGCAACACAGAGATTCGTAAGCTGCTCGATCGTATCGATCGGTTGATAGAGCTCAACAACGTAGCGGTCCTGTTGGCCCACCACACAGGTAAAGAAAGAGCCGATGACAAATCGTTCATGTCAGCGCGGGGCGGTAGTGTGTTCGCCGGATGGTTCGACAGTGGCATCAAGCTGGCAGGGGAGAAACCCAACGTGCAGTTCTACTATGAAGCGCGTAACGCACGGGATCCTGATGAGCACCTGGCAAGCTTTGACTTTGAGTTGGGTGAGTGGCAGGTGTCCGACTTGCTCAAGCGTCCGACCAAGCAGATCTCAACAGAGGATGAGATAGAGATTGCAGACATCGTGTTCAAGGGGATGCAGCTCGATAAGTATTACAAGCGTGGTGACATGGAGCTGCTGGCCAAGAAACAACTACGCAGACACAACAGGGCAAATGGGCAGAAGGCCTGTAGGAATGCCGTCAGTTATTTACAGTCACATCTGGGCCATAAGGTACTGACTTATAGTCTGCCTGGCCAAGCAATGTGGCATTATGTCGCGGAATCCACCGCACAAAAACCTTGGGAGGTTGAATGAAACTACTTACTTACTTACGCAACTGGGTCGCTGGTCTTTGGGCAGCAAAGAAGACTGAGCAGGCTAAGAAGGAGATCGCAGGAGTCGTTGAGGATGTCGTTGACATTGTTGATGAGGCCAAGAGCAAGGCGATTGAAGAGGTCAAGGGGAAAGGTGAACAGGTCACGCACTCGATTAAGAGAAGGGCGCGGGATAGGTTCGGTCGGTTCCTGCGTGACGATCCGGCTACGCCAGAGAACGAAGCCTATGTCGATGTCAAAGTAGATAAGGACGACAAGGATGAGAAATAAAAAGAACATCAAGCAGGAGTATATCTACAAGTGCAAGGTGGTACACATTGTGGATGGCGACACGATTGATGTTGATATACCGTTGGGTTTTGGTATCAACAAGATGAAACAGCGGTGCCGTACCTACAATATCGATACCCCAGAAAGCCGCACTAGAAACAAAGCGGAGAAGAAACTGGGCCTTGCCAGCAAGGCGCGGATGAAAGAGTTGTGTGGTAAAGAAGTGTATGTCGAGAGCCTAGACGGCGGTAAGCTGGACAAGTACGGCAGGCTGTTGGCTAATCTGTTTACCCTGGAGGGTATCAATATCGGGAAGCTGTTGATCGATGAAGGTCATGCGGTGAAGTATGACGGGGGAAAGAAGAAGCATGTCTGGGCCTGATGATAAACCTGACATGGTGAACTCGCCCCCGCATTACAACGTCAGACCTAACGGGATTGAATGCATCGATGCGATCGAAGCCAGTATGTCAAAGCAGGAGTTCCGCGCTTACTTGAAAGGTACGATCATCAAGTATGTTTGGCGTTACGATCACAAGTACAACCCATTGACCGATCTCGACAAGGCTCTGTGGTTCATCAATAAACTGAGAGATAAAGTTGAAGATTAAAGTAGAGATCGAACTTGATACAGCGAATCCCGATGACATGGATCGCCTCGATGAACTGACGGCAGGTGCATTGCGCAGCGAGTTCAGACAGGCGGCACGGGAGATCGCAGAAGAGTTGAAAGGTTCAGCCGTAAGCGAAGACATCGAGGAGGATAATGATGAGTAACAACAGTTATCATGAGTACTACACCGTGGTGTATCGAAGCGATAGCTCAGGAGAGACTCACAGAGTGGTCATACTGGACGATCATGCGAAGCCTACACCTAGACCGCCTAAAAAGAAAAAGGTTCACAGGGGCTTTCTGAGGGATTCTGAGGG